TTTATCAACAGCGTTCAATCAGGTTCCACAACCATGAACGGACTGGCAACGCTTCCAGCCTCGGCTGGCGGCTTGTTGTTGATGAAGGATTGCACGATGGTGGGCATCACTGAATTCGGCACTGACGCGACCACCCGTGGTCAGATCTATGTTGATAGCGCTTCAGTAGTTGCTGCAACTTCCGGCATTGCTGTCAACCCAACCTAAGCTTCTGGCCCTTCGGGGCCAGTCTGAAAGGATTAGAGATGGCAAGTTTCAAGCCGATGGTCAAAATGATGACCACTGAGCCTTCAGTCGAACTGAAGCTCAAGAAGGGTGGTTCAGTCAAAAAACCCGTCAAGATGATGGATGGCGGGACGATGGGTGCGCTGGCAACAGGTATGCCGGCACGAGGTGGTATGGCTCCTGGCGCATCACCTCAGCGTCCGTCATTGGCTGACCGTTTGCGTCGTCGCAAGATGATGGGTCGTGGCATGCCTCAGGGAATGCCGCAAGGGGCGCCTCAAGGAATGCCGCAAGGAATGCCTCAGGCTCAACCAATGCCGCAAGCAGAAGCCGGAATGCCACCGCAAGTAATGAAGAAGGGCGGTGAAACCAAGGCTCAACACGCAGCCGAAATGAAAACGATGAAGGGTACTGAAGCCAAGCTCAAAAAGCATGCTTCCATGCCCGCATCTAAGGCCCACAAAGGCCTTAAAACTGGCGGTGTTGCAATGGGTCAGGCTGGCTACAAAAAGGGAGGTTCAGTGCCCAAGAGTGGCATTTTGCCGGTTGCTGAATCCGAGCGCGGTGCTAAATCATATGTCAAGACCAAGATGGATTCCACGCATCAAGACAAAGCCAAAGGTCCTACGGGCGGCGTCAAGATGGGTGCTGCCGGTTACAACACTGGCGGGGTTGTCATGGGTCAAGGCGGGTACAAGAAAGGTGGTGCCACAAAAAAGCACTACGCTACGGGGGGGCTTGTTGATTCAGGCAAACCCGTAGCCTACCCCAAGCATCAAGTCTCAAAGCCTGTTGCTAACAACATGCAATCTGGCACCTTCAAAAAAGGTGGCAGGGTTAAGTTCAATGATGGTGGTGCTGCTGGCCCTGTGAGCAATTACGAGCGCGACATGACGAAAAAGAATGTCAAACCCGTAAAAGATCCTGAAGCTATTGCAGCAAAAGCCAGTCGTGATCTTGATGATGCTTTGAATCCCATAAGCATGGTCAAGGAACTTGGCGGCAAGTTGATGGATAAGATCCGCGGCAAGGGATCAGTGACTGAAACCAAAGAATCAGTCACCGTATCACCACCGGAAGCAAAAAAGCGAGCAGGCGGCGCGTGCTAAACAGCGGGGGCTTCGGCCCCTGCATTATTTAGGGGTCATTCATGGCCAATACAGTTGCAAGCCAAACGCTCTATGATGGTGAGCGCGTGGCAATCATGAAATTCACCTTTCAGTGTGATGGCTCGGGCAATGAGTCCAAAGTGCTTAAAGTTGATGTTTCGGCGCTTAATCCAAGCGCATCAGGCAAAGCCTGTAATGGCGTAGCCATTCAAAAGGTTTACGCTGCAACGCATGGACTGGAAGTTGAAATTTACTGGGATGCGACCACAGACATCTTGTGCTGGGCCATTCCTCAAAACAACAATTATGCGATGGACTTTTCATCATTCGGCGGTCTTACAAACAACGCAGGCACGGGCAAAACAGGCGATGTGCTTTTTAGCACGCTGGATGCAGCAGCAGGAGATTTTTACACCGTCACGCTTGAGATGGTGAAGACCTATGCCAGCTAAGTCCAAGGCGCAGTTCCGGCTCATGAAAGCAGCCGAGAACAGCCCTAAGTTTGCCAAGAAGGTTGGCATTCGACCTGATGTGGCTGCTGAGTACACGCAGTCCAATGTGAAGGGGAAATCGTATGCAAAGCTTCCTGAACAGCTTAAGAACGGTGGTCCGAGCCTTGCGATTGGCCGTGGTGAGAAGCTTCCGGCAGATCAGGGCGCGGGTCTTACGGCCAAAGGCAGAGCCAAGTACAATCGAGAAACGGGATCAAACCTGAAAGCGCCACAGCCTCAAGGCGGTCCAAGGAAAGATTCATTTTGTGCTCGTATGAAACCGATCGCGGAAAAGAGTGAGAAGGGTTCAAGAGCACGCGCATCCATGAAGCGTTGGAAATGTCCGGGGTTCTAAATGGCGTACTCAGACACTTACGGTCAGGTTTACCCAGTACAAGTCCTGATTGACCATGCCGCTCGCCGGTGCGGTAAGCTGGCCGAAGAACTCACCAGCGAGCAGTTATTGACAGCCAGGCAATCGCTTGGCTTTGTTATGACCAATCTGATCAATATTGGCATTCAATATTGGGCGATTAAAAAGGAAGTGATTGGTCTTACGCCTGACAAATACATTTATTCATTGCCTGTTGGCGCTAATGATGTGCTGAATGCGTTGTATCGCACCATGAACCGGCCATCAGGCAATTATGCAAGTTCAGCAGGAGGCATTGTTGGCAATGTGGCAGATAACAATGTGGACACGATTTGCCAGCAAAATGCCGCCAACGGCAACATTTCAGTCGATTTTGGTACGGATAATCCGGTTTATGCAGGCTCAATTGGTGTGCTGCCTTATGTGGCTGGTGGTGGCAGTGCAACCTGGACGCTCAACTTGCAATATTCCACGGACGGTATTTCGTGGAACACACTGGAAAATATCGGCACGGTTGCAGTAACAGATAATCAGTGGCTTTGGTATGACATCGATCCAGGTCAAACCGTACAGTTTTATCGGATTGTGGCTTCAGGTGGTACGACATTAGCCTTGCGTGAATGGTTCATTGGCAATAACAGCCGTGAAATTACGATGGCAAGGCTTAATCGTGATGATTACACCAACTTGCCGAATAAAAACTTCACAGCCAATCAGCCTTATCAGTTTTGGTTCAACAGAACGATCCCGCAACCAGAAATTTACCTTTGGCCAGTGCCGTCAGATCCTTTTGTGCAGATGACGGTTTGGTATTCCAAGCAAATTATGGATGTTGGGGACCTTACTGACGAACTTCAGATCCCGCAGCGGTGGTACATGGCCACATTAGCCATGTTAAGTCATCAGTTGTCCTTGGAATTACCTCAAGTGCCGCTTGACCGCATCAGTTATTTGGAACAGCAGGCTGATAAGTACCTGTTACTTGCAGAACAAGAAGAGCGTGATCGCAGTCCGATCTATTTTTCAGTCAATATCACGCCTTATACGTCCTGATCATGCCTCTTTTTCTGGAAACTCGAGGCTATACAACGATTGCAATAGCAATTTGTGATCGTTGCCGCATGAAAAGGCCGCAGGCAACCATGCAAGCAGACATTAATTTCCCTGGCTTGCAAGTGTGTCAAGAGAATTGTGCTGATCAGAAGGACCCGTATCGCTTACCAGCGCGGCAAACGGAACGTATTAACTTGAGATTTCCGCGGCCTGACGTATCAGTGGCAGCAACCCAAAACAATTTGCTTTCCAACGGAATCAATCAGACAATTCTGTCTACGGAAGGCAATACTGAAACGCCGGAAAATAACGGGAACCTTGATGGTATCTCGTTGTCTCCTTAAGGGATTGCGATGGCAAACCAAACGATCACACAATTACCTTCAGCAGGGGCGCTTACAGGCACGGAATCAGTGCCAATTGTGCAAAACGGCCAAACCGTTCAAACCACAGTGGGTGCAATTGCAGCAAGTCCTTCAACAAACTTTAGTTTTATTACTGCAACTAGTGAGCCGTCATTAGCAGACTCACGTCAACTGGCAACATCTGGTAATGGGTTGTCATTAACTGATGGCGGCGCAGGCGGCAATGCCACGCTAGCCTTGTCAGGAGCCGCTGCAAGCCTCGTTGCAGCAGGGACTGGTATTCAGGTCAAGACAAGTGGAACAACGCTCACAGGCCGCGCTATCACGGCTGGATCGGCTGGTTTAAGCGTTGCTGATGGTGATGGTGTTGCAAGTAACCCGGCAATTTCACTGACGGGCATGCCGCTTTACCTTGCGCAGTCATCAGGAGTAGGCCTGCTCACACGGACCAGTGGCAACAGCGTTGGGATTGTGACCTTGCAAGGCACGGCCAATCAGGTTGATGTGGCCAATAGCACGGGTGACACAGGCAATCCAACGGTTTCCATGGCATCAAATCCAACCATTCCTGGTACGGGCTACATGCTGATTCCAAAAGGAACGACAGCGCAACGTCCTGGAAGTCCTCAAGATGGCATGATCCGGTTCAACACGGACAGTTCAGCCTTTG